GACTGATCATGGCACCACTCTCTACTACAAATTCGGTGAAGGCGGATTGTGCGGTTCAACCAGACTTCGAAGAGGGCGAGGCTCTCGAAGCTCTCGAACCCGGCCAGGGTGCCGTCCGTGGCAACGGTGGCTTCAGCGCCGCCGGCACGGACTCACCGACCAAGCGTGTCGTTCGTGAGCAGCGCAACCCCGGCAGTCGTGGGATCGAGGACAACGAGTCCCCGCTCGACAAGGACTACGTGATCGGAGACAACGTCGAGACGCTTGGTCTCCACAGCCACGACCAAGCCCGTCTCCTCCTCGCGTACTCGGACAACGGCAACGACGGCACTGCCGATACCTATCAAGAAGGTGACGAACTTGGCTGGAACGCCAACGGCTACCTTGAACACGTCGGCGCTGCTGGTAGTTCGGTAACCGAGCCAGTCGCCCGGATCGCAGAGGAAGACAGCTTCACGATGGCCAGCGGCGACGCGCCGCGCACCACACTGGTGGAGTTCTACTGAGGTGACATTTCATGACTGAATCTATCACGGCCAACGCACCGCAGATGGCACAGGAATTCGACGGAGCGAGCCGCCTTCACGAGACGGCTCTATTCAACCCGATGCCGGAGCTACGGGCTGAGGCTTGGAAGGAGATCCGAGCCAAGTCCCCCCTTTCGCCGGCTCAGTGGGACGAACTGGATCAAGCCGTCGGCATCAAACAACCCGAGGCAGAACTGACAGCCGACTCAGCGATCACTGTCGACAGCTGGCAGGACTACGCCGAGACCATTCTCGATGATCAGTTCGTCGAGAGCACGATCATCGATCAGTTGATCGCGTCTGGCTTCGGCGTCAGCGCATCGCTGTTCCGCTACGCCCACTTCGACCGCCTCCGCAGCGAGCGGATGGAAGCCAACGTGAGCATGAACGCGCGCTCCGAGAGCACGCAAGATCTCCCGAGTCACGGGCTCCACGGCGTCCCGCTGTGGATCCACCACGTCGACTACGAGTTCGACTCCCGGGAGTACCAGAACGCCCAGCAGTTTGGCGACGATCTGGACTCTTCGGTCGGCCGCGAGGCTCGCCGTGCGCTCAACCGTTCGGAGCACAACATGCTCTGGGACGGTGAAGGCCGCGAGATCCCAACCGAGCGCGGTGCGATCTCGGTCACTGGTCTCGACAGCGATGTCAACCTGATCCTCCAGGCCAGCAACTCCAACGGCTGGATCTCGGATCCGAACAACATCCTTGCCGACATCAAGGAGCTTCACGACTCGATCGAGGATCAGACCGACGTGCAGGACACCGACGATGTCCCGCTCGTCTCCGAGATTGGCGGCATGCTGTTCGTCCCGAACAAACGCTGGGGCGACATCACCCGCGAGGACTACGAGACCTCCGCGACCGACGAGCCGCTGATCGACCGTATCGAGCGGAAGTACCCGTACCTCGACATCATGCCTGCTCCGCGGCTCAACAACGACACCTGCATCATGATGCTCAACGACACGCGGTACTTCCAGGTCGTCAACGCCCAGCCGGTCACCAACACCAACTGGGAAGTCGAAGGTGGATTCGGGCTCCACAACAAGACGCTCAGCTCCCGAACTCCGTTCGTTCGACGCAGCCCGGACGGCGTCCGCGGAATCGTCCGCATGACCGGCATCGACGCCTAACGTGATCGCCCATGAGTGACGCACTCGTCGAGGTTCAGGTTGACCGGCCTCAGTATCGATCCGGTGGCGAACAGTACGAGCGTGGCGACACGCTTGCAGTATCAAAACGAGAGCTCGATCGGAATCCGAACTCCCTCGAAAAGGTCGGTGAGGTCACCGACGAGCCCGAAGACGAAGATGTTCCAGAGGGCGCGAGTGGAGGTCTCCCGTTCCTGCCGCCTGACCACTCGGTCGCAGAGATCGAAGAGCGCATCGCCGACATCGAGGACACCGATGTCCTGATCGCGCTCCGAAACGTCGAGGAGCAGGAACAGGACGACCCGCGCACCACGGCCGTCGACGCGTTCAACGCCCGCATCGACGAACTGGAGGGCTAACGCATGCCCGAGGCCGTGCCGAATGACGTACGCTTGGAGATCGATACCCATCTCGACGACCCTATGCTGACAAAGCTTATCAACAAGAAATCACGCGCCATCGACGACGACACTGGTGTCCCAGCTCTCGACAGCACCCAGCGCGCCGAACTTGAAGCAGTGCTGGTGGCGATCCACATCGCCACGCGCCTCGATCGCGCTGAGTCAAGCGTCGGAGCGGGGCCGGCGTCCGTCGAGTACGAAGAGTCGATGATCGAAGAGTTGCGAGCTGATGCTCGCCGGCTCGGCGCGACAGATGAACTGCTCGGGATCGAGTCGACGGACAAGACAGCGTCCGTCTTCGTGCCCGATACAGGCTGATGAAAGGCGCGATCAAGCGGCTCATCAAAACTCACGGGAGTGCCATCGAGCACTACTGGTACACTGATGGCCAGGAGACCTCCCGAGGCCAAGCGTCGACGCTCGCTGCTGGCGCTCCCGAGACGATCATGGCGATTCCCGATCCCGGGAGCCGATCACTCGGATTCGGATCCTTCGGGGCCGACGTTGAGGCGGACACGATGTACCTCGTTGACGCTGCTGTCGATGTCGACGGCGGCGGTGGCGAGGGAGCCTCGCGGCTGAAGGCTCACGGCAAGGTCTACGTCGTGATCGATGCCGACGAAAGCCACCAAGACCAGGGCTTCCAGCTCCTACACTGCGAACTTGATCCCGAGACGGATCTGGTGGAACAGATATGATCGACAACTACGAGGATCTCAACCGCGAGGAGACGCTCACAGCGGTTAGTGATTTCAGTGCCGATCGCCTCGACGAGTTCCTTGACTTCGAGCGGGCCAACAAAGGTCGCAAGACCGTGATCGAGCCCCTCGAAGCCGAACTCGTTGACGTGACCACGACCGGCCGCCGGTACGTCGCCGGCGTCTGGTTCGACTCGACGGACGAGATCCACACAGTTCGACGGACACGACGTATCGACCAGGCGATCGACGATGGTCTACTGGCGGTCGCGTAGGCCATGGTCGAAGACACGAACAACTTCGATGAGGCCCGAGAGGCGATCGAAGAGGGGATGGCTGCCGGGCTGAGTGAGCTGCACTCGGAAGTCCTTGCAACGGTCATCAAAAACATGACCGCCGGGAAGGACGCCCTCGGCAACCCCTGGCCGCTCGTTGAGGAGTCAACGCTGGCCTCCCGACAGACGCGGACAAACAATCGCAGTCCGCTCGTCGATATCGGCGAGTATCGTGCTGACATCGTCGCTAGCTCTGACGTGAATACCGAGGAGTTGGTGGCGTTCATCGGGACGACCAAAGCCTTCGCCAAGCACCACGAGTTCGGTGCGCCGGAGGCCGGCATCCCAGCGCGACCACTCTACGGGCCCGCTGGAAAGTACGGCGAAGATCTCGCTCCCGAGCTGATCGGCGAAGAGATCGACGCCCGCCTTGAAAACGCGGAGGTTGACTAGATGCTCACAACAGCTGAAGAAGATCGCCTAGAGGCCGCACTCCCGACGACGGGACTGTCGGTCACCTACGGGGGCGGATCCTACCAGTACGACCTCGATATCCTCTGGTCGGGTGCCGATGAGTCAGGCGACGACGTGAGCGGCTCGATGGACTATCCCGGGATCGTGCTGGAGTTCGAGACCCAAAACGACCCACGTCCGGAGCGGCAGCCGGCGAACGACCTGCACGCTGTCGACAACCCGACTGGTGAGCAAGGCCTCACCGAGACCGAGGTCGAGGAGGTCTCTGATGATCTGTCGGTCACGATCGCGGTGGTGGCGAGTCACGACGACAACGGCGTGCCGCCGCAGGTGCGGGCGTCGCAGCTGGCGCGAGCGGTGTGGCGCGCTCTACAACATGGTATCGACATCAACACCGTGGGCCCGAGCGGCGAGCGTCCGATCCGCATCGAAACCACCGCCTCTCCCACGCCGTCGCGTGTCGAGCGGACGTACCGGTACACCTGGACAGTCCGTCTGCATCACGCAGAGCAGTTCGTGACCGAGTACCCGACGGCCGAGAGTGCAGAGTACAGCGCGGACGAGACAACCAACTGATCCTTACGAGGTAACCAAATGGCAACAGTATCACCTGTTGAGATCGACGTTTCGGCAGAGACCGCGGCACTCCCGCAGGAGACCTTTACCGACGCGGCGGTGATCGGCACGGCCAGCAGTTCGCCGTCCGGAGCCGCCTTCGGTGAGGTCAATCGCTATCAGAGTGCTGCTGAAGTAGCAAATGACTACGGCGACGGCTCGGATGTCCACACGGCATCCCAGAACGTCGCCGAGATGGGCGCGGACGCGTGGTACGTTCTCGCCCTCGAAGAGACTGAGGTCGTCGACGAGACCGTCGTCGATGGAAACACGGTCGCCAACACACCGATCCTCGGCGACGCCGGCGTCACAGCCAGCTCCCGCGGCGTGGTGTACGTCGCCGAAGATCCTGTGTCGACGCCGGCGAACGGCGAAGTGGCGATCAACACCGACACCGGCGAGATCTCCACCGGCGACGGCACGAGCGCGACGCTCACCTACTCCTACGTGGACTGGGGAGCCGGGCTCGAAGAGCTCGCCGTCCAGGGCGTCAACCGGGCGCACCTCGCCGACACGCGAGCCGGCCTCGAACACATCGGCGACTACGATGCGTTCGTCGGGTGGGCGTCGGCGGCGCAGGTCGGCGTGATCCTCCCGCTGAAGAACCCGCAGACCTACGCCGACGACCAGGCTGCGATGGAGGCCGCCCATACGATCGCCGGCTACCTGCCAGGCGGTCACGTTCTGCCGGTCACTGCGAAGGCCGGCGGCGACATCGGGGCGTACAAGCTCGGCCAGCTGGCCGTGAACGATCCGTGGTTCGATCCGTACTTCGACAACGACGGCTACCCCTACGCGATCGACTCGATCAAGGGCAGCCTGATCGGCGATCCCGGCACGACCGACACGCTCGTCGGCGGCGATGCTGGCGGAAACGGCCCGGTCAACGTTGTCGTCTCGGTCAGCGGGGTGAACGTCCTGTGGCGGTCTGTGTCGACTGCCGGTGCAGCAAGCGACTACCAGTTCTT